GCTGTTGTGCCAAAGCGCGACGGTTTGTCTACTATAGCTTTGCGACGTTATGATAAAGTAGCGTCTTTTAGTCCAGAAATCGACGATATGTATGATATCGCCGGCGATTGGCTTGAGAAATGTTTTGGAAAATATTTGTCAAATAGCAGGGTCTTATCATATGATGAAGCTTTAGAATGGTTGAGACCGGACAAAAGCCCCGGTCTGCCTTGGACTGCTAAATATCCTTTTAAGTGTGATTACCATATGTCTGATGATGGCCATTTTTTTGCTAAATATTATGATTGTCTCGCAACAACCGATTACATCCGCTCTCTTTGTAGTGTATCTATTAAAGAAGAATTGAGATTGCAATCGAAAATTGATGCTGGGGGCATTCGTACTATTGTTTCAATGGATGTTAATCATGTGACTGCTCATACTATGTTATGTAATGATATGAATAGTAAAATCATAAAATACCATGAATATCATCCGATAAAAATAGGACTTAATCCTTTTAGTGGTGGTTTTCATAGATTAGATCAATATATGACAAAATTTGGATTCAAAAAAAACACCATTGAGCTTGATGGTGTTAAATTTGATGGTAATTTTCGAAAGAAATGCTTTGACAAAATACGGGATTTTCGTTTTAAAATGTTACGTAAAAGTGATCGCACATCTGATAATTATGTTAGGTTAACTAATATCTATTTTGAACTTTCGAACGCACCTATGGTTGACGTTGATGGATTTGTTTATGATAGATTTATTGGTAATCCTTCCGGTCAAGGATGTACAACTCCGGACAATTCATTTAAGAATTGGATGGATGTAGTCGTTTTATGGTTACTTAGTGTTCCAGCTGAGTTTAGAATTTATGAAAATTTCGAAGCCACAATTAATCCGTGTATAGTTGGTGATGATTTGAATATTGAAGTTCATCCTTCTATACATGATATATTTAATGTGCAGACTATACGTGAGAATAAAGATAAGATTTTAATGGATTATCATTTTGCTTCTGAGGAGTTTCGTTATAACCGTGATTGCACGTTTATAGGTCATTCTTTTGTTGAAGTTGATATTCCGACTTTAGGTCATGTTATGTTGTTGCCTTCGATTGATTGTGAAAAGATGCGTTCTTCATTGCTTGTTTATAATGAAGAAAAAACAGCTGGTCATTCTATTATACGAGCGTGTGGTTTACGTAATGAAACCTTTGCTTGTGCTAGTTGTCGCGATTTTTTTCAAGATTATATTAATTATATGCGTGAAAAATATAGAAGTAGTAGTGATCCAGCTATTACTCTAGCATTTAAAAATTATCTTACAGATAGAGAGTTATGGATATTATATTCCGGGTTGCAACCTGTGAACTTAAGTAGTTAACCCTTAATTGCTCCGATCGGTTACAGTTTAAATTGTAACTCTCCCCTTTATATCTATTCTCTTTTCCAAAACCCTTATATTATATACTATATTGTTTTCATATCATTATTCAATATG